CGCACCATCAAGCGGATGGGCAGCCTGCTCGACGTCAGCCCGGTCACTTACCCGGCTTACCCAACGACGACGGTGGCCGCTCGTATGGCTGCCGCTCAGCCCGATCCCGGCGACGAGGTGGCCGAAGAAATTGTGGAAGCTATCGAGGAGACGCCAGTGGCTACAGCTCCTGAACCCGTAAATCTTGAACGTGCTACATTCGCACCAGTTAACACACGAACCATGAACTTGAACGAACTGAAGGCGCTCCGCGCCAAGCACTACGAGGAGCACGTTGCCCTCGTGGAGAATCCCGAGAAAGAAGGCCGCACCATGACCGAAGCTGAAGAGCAACGGGCTGCATGGTTGGTTGGCGAGGTTGAATCTTTGGACAAGCGCATCAAGCACCGCGCCGACCACGAGAACATGGTCGCTCGCGTAGCTTACAGCGGCACGGCATCGACGACGGAGAAGCGCGAAATCGAGCGCGTAAACGGTCACTTCAGCCTGTCGCGCGCTATCATGTCTGCAGCTAACGGCCGCAGCTTGGAGGGTGCAGAGGCAGAGTGGGCACAGGAGGCACAGCGTGAGATGCGGGCCCAGGGCTTGCAGGTTCTCGGCCAGGTGGCTATCCCGACCAAAGCTCTCCTCCGCGCATCTGCCGACAACTTCACGGCCGGCGCATACGGCGCAACTGCTGACGGCAACGCATTCGTTCCTGTGAACGTGGGCGGAGCTATCGAAGCACTGCGCGCACCGTCTGTCATCGAGCAGTTGGGCACGACCACGCTGAGCAACCTCACCGGTAACGTGAAGTTCCCGCGTGTGTCTGTGAAGGCAGCAGGAACGGCTGAGGGCGAAGTTGACGCTAACGCGGCATCTGGCCTCGAGATGGACGAGTTGACGCTCAGCCCGCAGCGGGTTTCTGCGAAGACCACCTACTCCAAGCAGCTCCTCCTCCAGGGCGGCGCAGCAGTGGACCTGGTCATCGCGCAGGAGTTGCAGAACGCGATGAACGCATTCATCGACACGAAAGCATTCGACACGCTCGACGGTGCAACCATCGACAACCAGTCGACGGACGGTACGACGACCCTGACCGCTGCCATCGCAGTGGCTATGGAATCGGCAGTGCTCGCAGCAGGTGGAAACCTCGCAGCTGCACGGTACGTCATGTCTCCCTCTGCTTACAAGTTCGCAAAGAACTTGGCGCAGGTGGCTTCTGTCTCTGCTCTGTACGACCTCGCCAGCAACACCTTCAACGGTTACCCGGCAGTGGCTACGCCGTACCTGGTGGACGCCAGCTCGGGAGTTGGACAGATGCTTTTCGGTAACTTCCAGCAGGGCTGCATCCTCGCCTACTTTGGAGGTATCGACCTGTTGGTTGACCCGTACAGCGCTGCCGGCAACGCGCAGATCGTCCTGCACGTCAACCGCTTCTTCGATTTCGACGTTCGCCAGGCTGGCGCTCTTTCGAAAATCATTGACATCAACGCTGCCTAATTAGGCAACGACCACACAGGCGAAGGCCCGGGGCACTCCCCCGGGCTTTCGTACTTTCGGGCCATGATGACCATCAACATCACCAGCTCGCCATCGCTCGACGACATCGTGACGGTGGCAGCTCTTAAGGCATTCCTGCGCGTGGATCACAGCGACGAGGACACGTACATCACCGCCCTCCGCCAGGTGGCCATCAGCTACGTGGAGAGCATCACAGACACCCGCCTCGGCGACGTCACGGCGGTGGGGTACATTGACAGCTGGTACCCGGTGGCTATCCCGGTAGGACCGGTGCAGAGCATCAGCTCCATCACGTACACCTCGACCAGCCAAACCACGCTCACCCTCGGCGCCACGCACTACTACACCGACCTGGTGAGCAAGCCGGCCCGCATCCGCTTCGTCAGTCCGCCTGACCTGTACGACTATGCCCTCAACCGGGTGCAGGTGAACATGACCATCGGCTACCCTGAGGCGTCCATTCCCACGCCGCTCATCCAGGCGGTGCGCCTGCTGGTGGGCCACCTGTACGAGGCGCGCACAGAGGAGGTGCAGGGCACAATCACCACCCGCCTGAAGATGGGCCTTGAAGCACTGGTCAACCCCTACCGCGTCCTGTCATGAAGTTCGGCCGTATGGACAGCCGCATCACCATCGAGCGGACCACCACCACCACGAACACCTACGGCGAGCGGGTAAACGCGTGGGGCACGCTGGCGACGGTATGGGCGGACGTCATCTACCGCGAAGGCAGCGGCACGGAGAGCATACAAAGCGCGCAGGTGCTGAGCAAGCAGCCGGTCCACTTTCTCATCCGCTACAGCACGACGGTAGCGGACGTCAGCCCGAAGGACCGGGTGAGCTACAACAGCAAGTTGTACAACATCGAGACCGTCCAGGAAATCGGGCGCAACGACGGCCTGCGCCTTACCTGCACCATTCGCGAGTGATGTTTACCGCACGCATCGACGGCCTGGCTAACATCGAGGCGCGCATCGCCAAGGCGGTTGAGTTCGGCGAGCTGAACAAGGCGCAGGTACAGAAGTCCTACCGCAAGATTGCCATGATTTACGTGCGCCGTGCGCAGTCCATGGTGAAGGACGCGAAACGCACCATCTACGTCCGCCGGCGTGGCAGCGAGGTATTGGTGGAGCGCGGCACGCTGCGCCGTTCTATGGGCACCTGGACAGCCAACAAGAAATTCCCTACCATCCTGGCAGGACCGCGCGCCAACCACCCGATGAAGCGGAAGGTGGCGGCGAGCGCGGACGCCTGGTTTGCGCACATCGTGGAGCAGGGCGACTTTCCCGACCAGTTCGGCGGGAAGAGCACCGGTCACCCAAACTACAAGGTCCATCAGCGGGCCATGGAATCCGTAGACGCCACGATGCGGCAGAAGCTTATAGGTGAGTTGCAGAAAGAGTTCTCACGCTACATGAAATGACAATAGGAAAAGCCATCTACTACCTGCTAAGCAATGACGCCACGGTGTCAGGGCTGGTCAGCACGCGCATCTTTCCGGAGGTTGCGGACCAGGAGCAGGCCATGCCTTACATCGTGTACAACATCCGCAGCAACGACCCGAGCGACGTGCAGACCGGGCCATCCTCCCTGGACACCGCCAGCATCGAGATAGCCTGCTATTCCACCAGCTACACCCAGGTCATCGACGTGGCCTCGGCGGTGCGCCTGGCGCTGGACCGGGTGGGCGGCACGTACAGCGGCGTCAACGTGCAGAGCATACAGTACACCACGGAGACCATGGACTTCGAGGAGGCGCAGCGGGCGTACAAGGTCATGGCCGACTACGAGGCGCGCATCGACCGGGGCAATTTGACGCTGCCAACGGTGACCGCCGTCCGTCCGGATCTCATCATTCGCGGTGCCGTGTACGACGAGCCGCGCACGTTGGCGTTGACCGACGGGGCCACCTTCACGGTGAACAGCGACGACCACCTCATTTTCGCCAACTACGCCTCCGGTTCGGGTTCTGCAGCAGCTACCCTCCGGCTGCCGGTAGTGGCCGGCAACGACGGCCGCGAGGTGCGCCTCAAAACCGGCAACCACCTAAGCAACCAGCGCACGCTCACGCTGCGACCGGCAGCTGCAGACACGACCGTCACCATCGACGGCAGCGCATCGGCATCGATGGACCGCTCCTACGACGGTATCACCGTGCACTGCATCGGCGGACAGTGGTACATCACCCAGCGCAAATCGAAGTAACCCGCATTTCTTACATTCGCACTATGATCGTCACCCTCAAGCAACCCCTCCAGGACTTTGGCTACGACTGGCCGGCAGGCCTTCAGGTCGAGGTGTCTATGAAGTTCTACCGCAAGCTCGTGGAGAGCGCGCACGTAGACGCGCACCCGGAGGACGAGAAATACAAGAAGGCCGCGAAGCCTAAGAAGGCAGCAGCCCCAGTAGATACGGAACCCGAAAACACTCCTGAATAATGGCCCAGACAACCGGATTTTTGAATGCCTCGAGCATTCGCTTTTTTACCGGCACCACCGACGGAACCCACACGGCCGTCGGACTTGTGACCGAGTGCAGCATCTCCATCAGCACGGACGTGCGCGACATCACTACGAAGACCTCTGCAGGCTGGAAGGAAATCTTGCCGGCGCTGAAGTCCGCATCTATCAACGTCAGCGGCTACTTTGCAGAGGACGCTACGAACAGCTTCAACGCTTTGGTCGACTACCAAATTGCAGGCACCAAGGTTTTCGCGGTATTCTCGAACGTTGGATCTGGATCTACGCCGAACGTTGGTGACGAGGAGTTCGACGTGGCCGGCTACATCACTTCCATCGAGCAGACCGCTGGCTTCGAGGACAACGTGACCTGGTCGTTGACGATGGACCTGACCGGCGCCGTAGTACGTGAGGTGATCGCATGACCGTAACCATCGGCACTGAGATATTCCAGCTGCGCGCCTCCCTGGGTGCGTGGCGGAAGTTTGAACGGAACACCGGCATCCGCATCGCGGCCATCGACCAGAACGACGTCACCGTCATCGCTGAGCTTCTGTACTACTTCGCCGAGGCAGGGGCCAAGGCAGAAGGCGCAGAGTTCGACTACGACGTGGACAGCTTCTTGGACCTGTGCGAGGTCAGCGAGTTGCCCAAGCTGAGCGAAGCGGTCAGCACCCTGCTCGGCGGAGACGCCCAAAAAAAAAGCGGGGCAAAGGCAAGCCGGTAAACTGGGATGAGATTGAGGCGATGGGGTTGGGCCAGCTTGGCCTGACCCCGTCGGCGCTTTACGGCCTCACCTTCGACGAGTTCAACAACGCCCTGACCGGCATGTACGAGCTGATGGAGCAGCGCGAGCAGAGGGAGTGGGAGCGCACGAGGTGGATGGCTACCATGCTGCTGAACCCACATACCAAGAAACGCCTGTCACCCACCGACCTCATCGAGTTCCCCTGGGAGAAGAAGTCCAAACCTGCTGCGGATGGCATGGCTATCTTGCGGCAAATAGCACGAAAGAATGGCTAAGCTCGGCGACCTTATAGTCCGCGTAGGTGCGGACACCCGGGAGTTCAACCGCGAGCTGGGCAAGATCCAGCGGAAGATACGGGAGACCTCGGACAACATTATGGACATGGGGAAGGCCATGTCGATGGGCGTGACGTTACCCATTGCCGGGTTGGGCGCTGCAGCTGTGAAGGCTGCCGCCGACCTGGAGACCATGGAGACGCAATTTATTTCGCTCACAGGAGGCGCGGAGCAGGCCGCCGCTATGGTGGACCAGCTCAACCAATTCGCTGCAGCTACGCCCTTCCAAATCGAGGAAATCGCAGGCGCTGCTCGCCAGCTGCTGGCGGCCGGCACGGACATCTCCCAGGTGAACGAGCAGCTGCAGTTCCTCGGCGACATCGCAGCGACCTCCGGCGCAAGCATCGAGGAGATTACAGCCATCTTCGCGAAGGTCCAGGCCAAGGGCAAGGTGGAGCTGGAGAACTTGAACCAGCTGGCCGAGCGCGGCATCCCCATCTTCAAGGCGCTGAGCGATGCCACCGGCCTGCCGGCGGACAAGCTGGGAGCCGGGGCCGTCAGCGTCCAGCAGTTCAACGACGTGCTGAAGGGCTTTGCCCAGGAGGGAGGCTTCGCGGCCGGCGCCATGGAGCGCCTGTCGCAGACGGCAGCCGGAAAGTTCAGCACGGCCATGGACAACCTGAAGCAGGCCGGCGCGGAGATAGGGCGCATCCTGCTGCCGTACGTGACCGCCGCCATCGACAAGGTGACAGAGCTGGCGGGCAAGTTCATGAACCTGGACGAGGGCACGCAAAAGACCATCGTGGCCATTGCTGCCCTTGCCGCATCCATTGGTCCGGCTATCATGGCGTTTGCTGCTTACACAAAGGCTATGGCAGGCATACAGGTTGCTATGGCTGCAGCTAAGGCCGCCGGCATCGCCCTGAACGCCACGCTGCTCACCAATCCAATTACCGGAGTGGCCGTAGCTATCGCCGCAGCCATCGCCCTCATCATTGCCAACTGGGACCAGATCCACGCATACTTCACCA